GATCAGGTGCCTGATCCTACAAACAAACGGGTACAGATTACTTTACCCCGTATAGGATTTGAGATATCAGGTGTATCATATGATCCTGCTAGAAAGGTAGCACCTACACAAAAAATCAAGATGGCAAATACATCTTCAAAGAATAAATCTTTGTTCATGCCAGTGCCATATAATATTAGTTTTGAGTTAGCAATCATATCAAAAAATCAGGACGATGGTCTACAGATACTAGAACAAATATTACCAATATTCCAACCTCATTATAATCTATCAATCAAGTTAGTTCCTACAATGGGTGAGACAAAAGATGTTCCTATTGTACTAACTAACATTGATTATGAAGATACATACGAAGGAGATTTTGCAACAAGAAGAGCAATCATATACACATTACAATTTACAGCAAAGACATTCTTATACGGACCAGTAACAGAATCCAAGATTATCAAGAAAGCATCTGTCGATTACTATACAAGTACCGATACAGCAAAAGCACCAAGAGAGGTACGTTACCAAGCAACACCTACATCCTTACAGGATAGAGATGGAGTTGTTGTTACTACTCTTACTTCTGCTACAGATACAAATGATAATCTAATAGCAGTAGCAGATGCTAGTGGTATCACTAAGTTTGATAGTATCTACATTGATACTGAACTAATCAGAGTACAAAAAATCTCTGGTAATAATCTTACAGTTCTTAGAGCATATGAAGGAACTCCAGCTGCAGCACATACTAATGGTTCTAGTGTATTCTTAGTTAATCAAGCGGATGCTGACTTCCTTGATGCAGATGATGACTTTGGATTTGGTGAAATGACTTCATCATTCACTGATGGTAAGAAGAAGAACTTTGTAAGCGGTAGCGACGAGGCAATCTAATGTCAGATCCATTTGGCGGTTTAAATGATGCATTTGGTACAGAACCATCTGAACTAGAAAAGCATGTAGAAAAAGTAAAACCATCTCTTAAAAAATCAGAAACACAAGATGTTAAAGATGATTACGAAGTAAGTCGTGCTCAACTACATAATCTGGTAATGAAAGGACAAGAGGCAGTAGATGGCATACTTGACGTGGCAAGAGCATCGGATCATCCGAGAGCTTATGAAGTTGCAGGTCAACTTATTAAAAACGTAGGAGACGTAGCAGATAAGTTAATCGATCTACAAAAGAAAATGAAAGAGTTGGATGATGAACCTAACAAAGGTCCGACTAATGTTACTAATGCAATGTTCGTTGGTAGCACTTCAGATTTACAAAAAATGTTGAAGCAACAAAAGCAGATAAATAAAAAGGACAAGAAATAACACGACACGACAATGCCTGTATTAAAAGTATTAAGTACTAACGGTATCTCTGGTTCTGCATCAGAATATCAAGTAGTACAAACAGGATACTATAGAGTGCTTGCAACAGCAGGAGCATCTACAGTATCATTTAATGGTGGACCTGCTATCACACTGGTACAAAACGAAGCAATCCTCCTTAAGTCAGGAGCAAAACCTGGTCAAGCAAAAATTGCAAAAGTAACAAACGCGAACCCTGCAGTATATACATTAGGAAGTAGTTTAGGATTACAAAGAGATACACATCCATTCTCTGCTAATGATTTTATAGCAGTAGAAGATAATAGTACATCACCCGCTATCAACTCTGGTTTCTTATCAGCAGGTACAGCAGGTAAGAAAGTAGCATCTATCACTGGTAGTACAATCACATCTGATATTGATGCTTCTGGTGTTGGTTCAGCATATACAATGGGAACTGGTAACCAAGCAGTTGTAAAACGTGCTGTAAAAATAACAGCAGGTTCTGCAGCAATCGTTGTAGAGGAGATCCAAGTAGTCGGAGGTTAAGATGGGAGTCGTTAACCAAAAGGCAGAAAAAATCGTAATGGCGATGAAGCGTAAAAAGAAAAGCTTCAATCGTCTTTATGGTGATGATGCTAAAAACGTCATGTACGCAACAGCGAACAAACTAGCACAAAAAGAACAAGTCCACAAAGTAATGTATTACAAAGATTTTATCAAACTAGTCGAAGGTAATCCTACTACAAGGATGCTATCTAAAGCAAAGTCTAAAACGACTGGAAACATTTCTGCTGATAGAGGAACCGATGAAAAGAAAAATAGAGCTAGTAGAAAAGGACTTGAAAAAGACCTTAAAAAGAAAGGTATTGGTTACAAGAAAGGTGTTGGTGAATATAAATACTCCTCAGGTGAAGGTACAGGACGTGAGGTGTCATACCAAACTTCTCCTGCAAAAGGAATGTCTAAGAGACGTTTCGGCAAAGTTATGCGTCGCCTCGGTAGAAAGCATGGTCAAGAATCAGTAATCACTAAGAAGGCAGGTAAACCTGCTAGACTACATGATACTGAGTCTAAGAAACCATCTAAGTCTATGACTTTAGGTAAGGCAAAACCAGGCAAAAATCCATCTGGTATGGGTGAAACTTCTGGCACAAAAGTCAGAAAAGGTAAACTAGGTAAAACTAACAAACCCGCAATGCACTATGGCAAGTAATGAACTTATCGAAAAGAACAAAAGTGGTGATAGTTCTCTGCACGACTGGTTTTCTAAGAGTAAGTCTTCTGATGGGAAGCCTGGTTGGGTTCAACTCGGTGGTAAATACGCAGGTAAACCCTGTGCCAAACAACCAGGACAAACCACCAAACCCAAGTGCGGTTCCAGTAAAATGAAACGCAACCTAAATAAAAAAGAAGAGGATGCTGCGTTCAGACGCAAAAACAAAAAAGATCCCAATCCAGATAGAAAAGGAAAGGCAATCAACGTGAAAACAGAATCCACAGAAATTACAATGATATCTCTTGATGAAAAATCAGGCACAAAGGATGCTTGTTATCACAAGGTGAAATCCAGATACTCAGTTTGGCCAAGTGCTTATGCATCAGGTGCACTCGTAAAGTGTAGAAAAGTAGGTGCAAAGAACTGGGGAAACAAATCTAAAAAAGAAGAATACGAAGGCAAAAAGTTTCAAGACTTCATAGACGAAGGACAGAAGTGTTGGAAAGGTTATGAAAAAAAGGGAACCAAAAAAATGTTTGGTAAGACCTATAACAACTGTGTCAAAAAAGAGGAGGTAGAGATAGATGAAGGAGCAGCATGGACAAAAAAGTCGGGTAAGTCCTCCTCAGGTGGACTTAACGAAAAAGGAAGGAAAAGTTACGAAAGAGAAAATCCAGGATCTGACCTTAAAGCACCAAGCAAAAAAGTTGGAAACCCCCGCAGGGCATCCTTCTGTGCTAGAATGAAAGGTATGAAGAAGAAACTAACTTCCAAGAAAACTGCATCAGATCCTGATTCAAGGATAAACAAATCACTTCGTGCATGGAACTGCTAAAAGTTTGCCCCGCATGTAATGCTTCATGGTTAGAGGGTCAAATGTATTGGACAACTGGAGAGCTCGGATGCCCACATGACTTAGCAGGTCTAGTGTGCAATGATCTTGATGATCCAAAATGCATCAATCCATGCAAAGGATCCACTAGTGGAATGTCTTGGAAGAACTGGTTAGAGAGTGAGGATCCCCCACATCTGGGTATCGACATATAAGTAAATATACTTATAAATAATATTGAAAGATACAATCATACTATGAAAGACTTACCCTTAAAATCATCCTGCATCCTGTTCGGAACGGTTGGATTAATGCTATTAGTTTTACCTAGGATTGCATGGGTATGAAAACATTCAACAGTCTGGTATTAAACTTTACTGTTGCTATATTAGACTTTTTATACAAAGGAAGAGATATACAAAGATTTTGGGTGCTTGAGGAAATAGCTCGTGCACCCTATTTTGCTTTTATGAGTGTGTTACACTTTCGTGAAAGTATGGGTCTTAGAGGACCAGAACATACCTATCTAATGAAAGAACATTTTGAACAGACTCTAAATGAAACAGAACATCTTGAAGAAATGGAATCCCGTGGTGGAAACCAGTATTGGATTGATAGAGCATTTGCCAGACACTTGGTGTTGCTTTATTACTGGATTATGGTCATCTATTATACTATAGATCCAGTATCAGCATATGATATTAATGAAAAGATTGAATATCATGCTGCACATACATATGAAACATACTTGACAACTCATCCAAACGATGCTAAGATAGTAGCGATCCGTGACGATGAACTTCAACACGCTCAAGAACTTCACGTCGCTATGGAGAAAATCAATGAAATTACGAACTTCCGAAGAACCAAAACCAACAGAGAATCCAGAGCAACTACTGGCACGTTTTGAGAAACGTATCAAACAACTAACTGCTAGACAGGATGAGATTAAAGGTTGGTATGACGAGTATATAAAACTCGAAAAAGATTTAACAAGACTACAGGGATCTGTAGATGCAGTTACCTATATTGCTACTGGTAAATTGCCAGGAGACGGTAACCATGGTGGAATGAAAGATCATAAACCAGAATAAATAATAGAGTAAATGGAGTTGAAACTATCATGTCCCATTATACTGTAGGTTATCACGACCAACAAAGACATCACTTTGAAATCTGTGAATATGCAGAGAACACATTTGATGCAATGCAACATGCAAAGGAAGATGTTCCTTTTCTAAAAGATCATCCGATGTATATTGATGAAGTACTACTAGAAGATTAAAAAATGTCTTTCGTAAAAACACAAATCAAAAGATTTTTTGAGACAGGAAAATGGGCAATGAAACTTATTTTCCTTGTTGTTCTAGTCGAACTAGGTTTGATCGTAGGAGTTGTTGCAACTATGGGTGAGGAACTTACTGATGAAGATGGCAAACATATTCATCATCTACTATCTCTAGCAATGACTAAATCTTTTGCTTTATATTCAATGGAAAAGGCAGGAGAAAATCAAAAGTATCTTATTGAAAATGTAACTAAAAAATGATCGTCTGGAGTGTTGTTATTATGGTAGCAATACTTGTTGTAATGGTCTCTTGGTATATCTACTATATACTTAGAATGGCATACAAG